GACGAACTAGAGCAGGAAAGAGTCCGGTTGACTGCTAAATTAAACGGTTGACATTTAATCCGAAAAGTGCTATAATACATACATAGACAGCAACAAATAGGAACTATTATGTACAATATTATCGTAGCAATGCTAGAAGACGACATTCCTCTACAAGATATCGCAACACAATTGGATATCCCCATTCGCCAAGTTCGTGCCATTGAAGCAGACTTTTACGAGTTTATCTAATATGGCAATCCTAACACGTGAACAGAAGTCGGAAGAGATTATGCGTTTGGAGATTGAAGCTAGTAAGCTCGTTCACCAAGCAGGTGGCAGCATCAACAGTATGTACGGTAGCAATCTGTTTCCACAGTACCTTAAGATCACCCGCGCACTCGCCAAACTAAGGGATTCGCTGTGAAGAGCACATACGAACGCATTGCCGAAAAGCTGCTGACAGGACAGCCTAAAGCTAACCCCTTTGGTATGCTGATCGGTAATACTTTTGTTACAGGAACACAGAGCCTGCATCTAACAAAACAGTCCCGAATCTGGCGACTTTTTTGGAGATTAAAGCAAAATCGTATGTCCAAAATTTGACATTTAATCCAAAAAGTGCTATAATACATACATGTTAGCACAACACTTACACAGCAGGCATTTAAATCTTGAATTACATCGTCCGATGTTGGATGAAGAGGCGCAGGTTGCGACTTTTTATCTTTGGAATCTAAGTGGTCAGCTTGTGGGATATCAGCAATATCGTCCCAATGGTGATAAAAAGGCAGCTAATTCTCCGCGAGAAGGTAAGTATTTTACTTACAAAAAGCAACCAACGCTAGCCGTTTGGGGTGTCGAAAGCTTACATTTAACCCCTGATGTTGTATTTTTAACAGAAGGTGTTTTTGATGCGGCACGATTAACAGAACGCGGATATAGTGCCCTTGCTGTACTAAGTAACAATCCCTCCCCGGACTTGGCCAATTGGTTAGCTTGCTTGAATCGTCGTGTTGTGGCAGTATGTGATGATGACGCCGCAGGCCGCAAACTGGCTAAATTTGGTGATCAGGCTGTATATATGACAGCTAAGGATTTGGGCGATAGCACAGACGAAGAAGTTACTGAATTGTTGGCAACTTTCGGTTGACATTTAATCCGAAAGCTGTTATAATATACACATACAGCAACAAACAGGGGTTAGAAATGAAAGTTTATTCATTGTTAGGTTTCACAGATTACGAAGGTTCAGATTTAGTAGGTGTGTTCGGCTCACTGAGTGAACTGTTGGTGTGTGTAGCTCAAGGTGGTGGTAAATGGTCACATGACGACATGGGTTATGTAGAGTCTGAACTAGGCGAAAAGATTGATGATGTATTGGGAGTGATAGAGTACGTGGAGTTCACTCGTTATTCATACAAAAGTGGTGTACAAGTATGAAACACCTAGTAGAAGGTAAAATTCCCGCACAAACGGTATGCCCGTTTCGTGTTGCTTGCCCAGCAGCACTAAACAATCAATGTTCGCACACGGGCACAGAACATCCCAGACCGTTTAGTTGCGGTTACGCCCGAGCATTTGAAATATTTGGAGTTAACTAATGGATATCTACACTGTACGCGACAATCTGCGTAACACAATCGCCGGCAAGGAAGCGATGCTTACTGAATACTCGGAACGAAAAACTCCTGAACATTATGCTATGTGTGATATGTTGGAAATCAACATCAACGAACTCAAGCGTATCTTGCAGGATGTGGAACAGTGTGCCAAGAAGGCAAGCAACGACAGTTGGATGATAAACGCAGATCGTTCAGGTGGAGGCTTTACCGCAGAAGAAATTAACAATCAAGGTTGGAAATAATGCGTAATTTAGTAATAGCACGAATCACTGAACTATGGACTCCGTACAGTGAGGGAGAATTGGATTTACATTTGCGGGAACTACCCGAACTATCTAATAAAGAATTGCTTGAAGTTTTAGAAGAAATGGTTGGTTTGCGTGGCTAAGGAATTACCAGTTCACAACGATATCCTAAGTAGACCTGTTAGTGTGGATGATACTGTTGCTTTTTCCAATCACAATTCATTAGAGATTGGCAGGATTGTTAAAGTAACAAACAAGCAAATCCGTGTTGTTCCCCTACTGGGACGCTATTCTGCGGACTTCCCTGGGTACTTAAAATATAGTAGTCAATGTGTGCTAGTAGGCGGACCCGATCTCACAATGTGGATGCTGAAAACAGGTTGACAGTAAATCATTTTGGGTGTATAATAGACTCTTAGACAGCAACTAGTAGGAGCATACAATGGTCGTAGTAGCAAAAATGACAGACGGTAGAGTGGTTGAAGTCGTCCGTGTCGCTGAAACAGTTGGCTTTTCTACTGACAAATATTGGGTAATGGTCTGTTTTGACTTTGAAAAGATAAACCGAAAGCGTGAGCAATTCAAGTGGGTCCCCGCAACAACCCGATTCGACTGGGTTAGGGAATTCTCTTTCGGTTGACAGTAAATGGTTTTGATGCTATAATGTAAGCATAGATAGAAAGGGCACACAATGAAAAAAGGTCACATGTTAGCTACGATGTTAGTCATTGCCACTAACGCACACGATGGTCAATACGACAAAGGTGGTGCTCCATACATTCTTCACCCACTGAAAGTTATGCACTACCTGAAGTCCGAGGACGAGGAACTGATGTGTATGGCTCTTGGGCATGATGTCATTGAAGACACCTCAGTTACTTACAAGGACCTTCGTGATGCCGGTATCAGTGAGCGAGTGATTGATGCTGTCCGGGCACTGACAAAACAGCCGGGGCAGACTTACGAAGAATACAAAGAAGGGGTATTTGCTAGTACCGATGCTATGCGAGTCAAAATGGCTGATCTGCGTCACAACACAGATATCCGTAGACTGAAAGGCGTCACTGAAAAAGACATTGCTCGTATGGCAAAGTATCACACTTTTTACATGGAAATCAAAGCAAGATTGGGATAATAAGATGGCATTCATTCAAAATTGCGCAGCAAGCGACATTAGTTCCGGCAAATGGTATAAAGACCCCGGAGAAAACTCCATGCTGATTAGCATCACTGATCCAGCAGGGTGGAGTCCCGAGGCAGTGACCAACTTCAAACAACGCCACAACTTTGAGTTCCTTGACATTGAAAAAGATGACGCGGTGTTTGACGAAGAATGCCGAGTGAGTGATTCACAAGCCGCTGAACTTGTTTGGTTGCTTAAACATGCTTTGCTCAATGATATGAATGTCATTGTTCATTGTACGGCTGGCATTTGCCGCTCAGGCGCAGTAACAGAAATTGGCGTTCAGATGGGATTTGATGATGTTGGTCGATATCGTCAACCTAATCTGTTAGTCAAGCACAAAATGTCAAAGGTGCTAGGTTGGACTTATGATGAAGACGAAGAGTCCACACCGGTAAATTTATCAGCAAAATTTGATTGGGAGGGCGATATTTAATGCCTAAGTTATATGTATTAGTAGGGGTGCCCGGAGCAGGTAAAACAACTTGGATCGGGCATCAGGATTTCAATTGGGATAACACTGAATTAGTTAGTACCGACCGTTTCGTTGAGCAATACGCAGATGTAAACAAGAAAACTTACAATGAAGTATTTGAAGCATACATGCCAACTGCGGTGAAGTTAATGGCTGCTCAAGTCGTAGCTGCCCGCGCCGCAGGCAAAGACATTGTGTGGGACCAAACTTCTACTACTATTAAAAGCCGTGCTAAAAAGTTCAACATGTTGCCCGAGTATGAGGCCATTGCTGTGGTGTTTAAAACACCCGAGCTTACAGAGTTGAATCTACGGTTGAAGTCGCGGCCCGGGAAAAACATACCTTCGCATGTAATGGTTCAAATGATCCGCGGATTTGAAGTTCCTACATTAAGTGAAGGATTTTCAGAAATCAGACAGTCAAAAGGTTGACATTAAATCATTTTGGTGATATAATAGATACTTAAACAGCAACAAGGACAGTATATGAAAGCATTTACATTCACATATTTTCATGTTCCGCCAACTTACAAGATTCAGTTGGGCGTAGACGCCGTAGAGAAACGAACCGTTATCATTCACGCTAAAAACAAAGTAGAAGCTAAGCGTTTATTTGATTTGGCACGAAGCTAAAGCTTGACATTAAATCATTTTGGTGATATAATAGATACTTAAACAGCAACAAGGACTTGAAATGACTTTACAAGAAATCAATCGCTCTATTCTCTCAGGCACATTTTCCAATGATGATCTGAATTCAATGGTAGACGCAATCAAATTTGTACGAGGACAATTGGCCAGCAAAGCCAAATGTACATTGACAGTTGGGTCTAATGTGAAATTCACAAACACCCGAAGCGGTGGAGTGACTATTGGTATTGTTGGTAAGGTGAACCGTAAATTCATTATCGTCAAGTCTGGTATGACCAACTGGCGTGTCCCTGCAAACATGTTGTCTGCGGCATAATGTCTTGGTTTGAACTTCTATACCTCTTGAATGTGGTATGTATTGTTGTTAGCTGGCGCGCTGCTACGAGCTGCTTCAGCCGAGGTGATAAGGGCTGGGGCAACGTTAACCTCTTCGCAAGTGCTCTCAATTTTGTAATCGTTGTAAGACATTTTATCTAAGGAAAAATCATGGAAAAACTTATCGCTGCTCTTGTTATTATGCTAGGCATGGTCGGCCTTGCGTTGTTCATTGGATTCCTACTGGCATGGCCTGTCATGATGCTGTGGAATGGTTGTTTGGTAGATGCTGTTACCATTGTCAAACCCATTGGTTGGTTGCAGGCGTGGGGCATCACTATCTTGGCATCTTTCTTGTTTAAATCCACTTCAAGCAAATAAAAGGTTGACATTAAATCACTTTGGTGATATAATAGATACTTAAACAGCAACAAGGACTTGAAATGACTTTACAAGAAATCAATCGCTCTATTCTCTCAGGCA